AGACATACTTTGGTTTCAACTTTGATGAAGACATACTAAATAATGGAATGAAATACTATCTTGCTCCATTAAGTGATAATGCGAACAAAGGATACAATCAAACGTTTAAGCTTGAAAGTTGCTTCCATAATACAGCACTTGTAACTACAGGTTCTGCATTGAACGCAAAGAGATTCTCGCTAGCTTTCCAAGGAGGATATGACGGTGTTAACCCAGCTACTCCAGTTAATATTGGAAAAGACCTTTCTGCAGGTAACTCGTTCGGATTTAGCTTTGCTAGTACAACAACAAGTGGATATACTGCATATAAAAAGGCAATAGATACAATATCTAATCCTGATGAAATCGATATTAACTTAATCGTTATGCCAGGTATACTATCTCAGAACGCTTCTAACATAGTTCAAAAAGCTATAGATGTTTGTGAAGATAGAGGTGACTGCTTCTTTATATTTGACGGTGTTAACTCTCTTAACGGAGACGCTGTATCTGCAGCAGTTGCACAAGCAGGAAACTATGACACTAATTATGCTGCAACTTATTACCCTTGGGTAAAAATACTTGATGCAACAGTTAACAGATTCATATTTGTACCACCATCAGTTGTAGTACCTGGAGTAATATCATTCAATGATAGAGTTGCATTCCCTTGGTTTGCTCCGGCAGGTCTAAACAGAGGAAGTTTAGGAACAGTT